GATAATGTCCTGTCGTCCATCATGTCCATACCTGTATAGACAGGGTTGCTTAAAACGCACCCTGTCATATACAAGGTCCATGGACTAAGCGCGAAATTAAAAAAGAAAGGAAGTGCATTTATAAAAATGTCTATTGAATTCTTTTTACCGATGCAAAAAATTCCGACAACGACTCACCAACAAAAAAAGGTAAACATCCAATTTGGAAAGCCAATCTTTTATGAGCCAGCTGACTTGAAAAATGCCAGAGCGAAATTCGAGAGCTTGCTCGCGCAGCATGTTCCTCCTGATAAATTTAAAGGAGCAGTTCGACTGACGGTCAAGTGGTGCTTCCCTCGTATCAAAAGAAGCTACGATGGCCAGTACAAGACCACAAAGCCAGATACAGACAATCTGCAGAAGCTACTTAAGGATTGCATGACAAAACTTGGATACTGGCAAGATGATGCACAAGTGGCCAGCGAGATTGTCGAAAAGTTCTGGGCAGACACAGTCGGGATCTATATCAAAATTGAGGAATTGCCATGAAAATAAATTATATAGATTTCTTCAGCAGAGTCATTCCTGAGTGGATGGCGCGCAGCAATCAGAAGAGCCAAGAGGTCGGATTTGGTTCAGACGCTTATTGGCTCTGGGCAGTGTCGTCAATCGGAGAAATTTGCAAGCAATACAATGATGATGAGCTGGTGACGGAGCAATTGGGTCTACTCTTTAACTGGCTAGAAAAGCAAGCAGGTTAAACCATGAAATACAACAAACAAATAATGATTGACGGATTAAAGCGGTCAATCGAGCAGACAGAGGCAAGGATAGTAGAGTTATCTAAGCCTTGTGTAAAATCACTTGCTTTTAGCAGGTCAGAAGAACGAGACTTGCTGAAAAAGCGAGTTAAAAGAATGAAATCTCAGTTAAAGGAGTTGGAAGATGAATAAGCAGGAATTGATTGAACGGATAGAAGGCTTAAAAAATATTTTCGGGAATAAATGTGAATACGTCAAAATAGACTTTATGATAAAACTCGTTTCTGAATTAGACGAACCAGAAGCAGGTCAAACAGATGAAGCTCCACGCTATGTCAAGAATATACTAGCACGATTGCGAGAATTGCCATTGCATGACCGTGAAGTTTGGCTGAAGGCTATCATGGGTGAATTTGAGCAAGATTTTAGTCATGCAAAATGGCGTGAGGGATACGAGCAAGGAAAATTTGAGGGCGAATGGGTCGGTGAACAACTCAAGGATGCTGATAAGATTCGACGTGAGTTGAATAAAGTAAAGGTTCCGCAATTTATTGCCGACAAAATTGAATACTGCAAAAAAACAGACGGTTACAGTTTATTCCATTCAATGGATTATTGCTATAACTTCAATGACTGCGCAGAATGGTTAGGAAGTAATGAAGACAAATTCGCTCGTGCATGGCTTGACGGCTACGAGGTCGAGAAAGAGAAGCGATATTTTGTGAAGTTAAGAAGCAATAGTCAAGAAATTGATTATTTGGTAAAAACAGACAGGAATGGACTTCGTTTTTATAGTACGATTTATACGCAAAGAAGGAAACACACACGCAAAGAACTAGAAGAAGCTGGATTCGGCTGGGTCTTCTCTTGCGAAGGGATTGAGATTGAGGAGGTGGAGTGATGGAAAAATCAAAAGAAATTGGTTTAGCAATCACAGAAATACAGGTAAAGGTATTAACTCAATCTGAATCGTTGAGCGCCTATGAATTGAACAACATTAAAATAAAAGCAAGAACTTTGTATGAAAGTCTTGTGTGGTTACATTACGAGGCAGAGGAGAGAAAAGATTGAAACGATTCATAGCTATTTGGATTCTGCTATCAGCTGGATTGAACATCTGGCAGATGGGCAGGATTCGAGATTTAGAAGATAAGAGGCCGATGGTTATCTATAAGGCAGATAACGCAGGCGCTGAGATATTCGGTCGTGTTGTCGGAAAAGGACAATTCGGAAAGCTATATACAATCACAATTCGTGATTACGGGGTGTTCGTGGTTACGAAGGAAGTGTATGACAAGGTGAAAGTTGGGGATGAGGTGAAGATATGAAATTCCTAGATCTATTCGCTGGCATCGGTGGGTTTCGTCTTGGAATGGAATCCGCTGGGCATGAATGCATAGGATTTTGTGAGATAGACAAATTTGCAAGAGCAAGCTATAAATCAATCCACAACACAGAAGGAGAAGTTGAACTACATGACATTACAAGAGTCACAGATGAGTCTATTCGAAGAATCGGACGTGTGGACGTTATCTGTGGAGGATTTCCGTGCCAGGCTTTCAGCATTGCAGGAGCAAGACGAGGTTTTGAAGATACACGAGGAACTTTATTCTTTGAAATTGCTAGGTTCGCATCTATTCTCAGACCTAAATATCTATTCCTTGAGAATGTCAAAGGACTGCTCAACCATGAAAACGGAATTACATTTGAGACCATTATCTCAACCTTGGATGAGCTGGGGTATGATGTGGAATGGCAAGTGCTTAACAGCAAGGATTTCGGAGTCCCCCAAAATCGGGAACGTGTGTTCATTATCGGACATCTTAGAGGAGAACGTACCAGAAGAATTTTTCCTCTCAGCGGAGAAAACCAGTCAACTAGTAGCCAATCAGTCGTGAAAATCGGTAATGTCAACCCATCTGGTATCGGCATGAATGGAGAAGTCTATCAAGCTGACGGCCTAGCTCCTACTCTCACAACAAATAAGGGAGAGTGGCAAAAGATAGCGATAAAAAGCAATACTATAAAACAATTTGGGGTATTGCAACCCAATTTTAATCAATGTGGGGTAGTTTACGAAACAGACGGCATCGCACCAACTATCAGAGCATATCAAGGTGGAGGACTTGAACCTAAAATTATTCAGCGTGGTCATGGTTATAATCAGGGTGGAGTGCATGAAATAGCTCCTACTATAACGAGTAACAGCTATCAAGAAAATAACCTGGTAAAAATTATAGACTTTTACAACAAAATCACAAAAGATGAGGTTGGAACATTAACATCAAGTGGTGGAGGTAGCACTGTTCGAGCTGGTAGTTTTGGAGTAACCGATGGCTATCGTATTCGCAAACTAACACCTCGAGAATGTTGGAGATTACAAGGATTTCCAGATTGGGCTTTTGACAAGGCGCAAAAAGTAAACAGCAACTCTCAGCTATACAAGCAAGCAGGAAATAGCGTGACTGTGAGTGTTATTGCTGCAATAGCAAAGGAGTTAACATGAACACACTAGAAAACGTAAAACAATGGTTTATTGACCGTGACTTAGAAAACGGCGGACGGTTAGACAAACAGTTATTAAAGCTCAGTGAGGAATTCGGAGAGTTATGTGCAGGATATCTCAAGAAGAATGAGAAGCTGACCAAGGATAGTATCGGGGACTGTGCAGTCGTGATTGTCGGCTTAGCATTGCTTATCAAGGAAGATGTGAATCAGATTTTCAAAGAATCTGATAATATCAAGAGAAAAGATGCAATGGAAAGCATCATCTCACTTAATGCAAATATTAGTGAGTTTCAACTCTCACAAGGATTTGCTAGCAAAGAATTATGTCGGCATAATCTAGTACGCTCGATCGGTTATCTGAAATCAATCAGCTATGAACTTGGCTATAATTTTGTTGCCTGCTTTAAGATGGCATACAACGAAATCAAAGACCGAAAAGGTCGCTGGATTGACGGAAGTTTCGTGAAAGAGGAGGATTTGGGATGATACCGAAGTTTAGAGCGTGGATGAAGTCGTTGAAATGGATGTGCGATGTTACTAACATTTCATTCGATAGCAAGTTCGTAGATATCTGCCAGCAGGGAGATACTGAAAGATATACAGAAATGTCAGTAGAGTTTGACGAAATCGAACTTATGCAATCAACAGGCCTTTTTGACAGAAATGGAAAAGAGATTTTTGAGAAGGATATCCTTGATTACAAAGGCAGAAAAGCAATTGTCAAATGGCACGGTTCTTATGCAAGTTTTATTTATAGATTTGTAGATGAACTGCACAAAAGAAAGCCGGAGTGGGATCCTCTTTATTTAGTCTACATGAGATGTGAAGTCATCGGCAACGTCTATGAAAATAAAGAGCTTTTGGAGGATAAGGAATGACAAAATTTGTTCAACTGGTTCCATTTAAATATAGCGAAATGAAAGAACCTATTACAATTAACATTGATTGTATCCAAGGTGTTTTGAAAAACGATGTTTATCTTAGTAAAGTATTTGTAAGCAATGAGATGATAGAACATCTAAAAGATCAACTAACTGCCGATGAGTTCTTGTATGTAATCAATCCAACATACGAAAAGCTTGTAGCTATTTTAACTCAGGAAGAGGAAGATAAATGAAACCAGAAAAAATTGACAATGTAAACAAACCAAGCCATTATTGAGGCTCAAAAGGCCTTGAAGGTATTGAAGTGATTGACAACTTTATGGGCAATCTGCCAGGTAAGGCAGCTTGGTGCTGGGGTAACGCTATCAAGTATCTATTGCGTTTCCAAAAGAAAAACGGTCTTGAAGACCTGAAGAAAGCACGCAAGAACCTTGATTGGCTGATTGAGGAGATAGAGAATGGGCAAAAACAATCGAGAATATGCTCTGTATGACGGCGAAAAGTTCATCGCTTGCGGGACGATTAAGCAAATCTGTCAAGAGACTGGATTGAAGAAAGGAACCTTGTCGTTTTACAAGTCGCAAAAGTACAGAGATAGACTTAAAAATCCAGATGAAGGAATGATTTTAATTGAAATCGAGGAGGATGAATGACGGTAAATATCAAGCAACGGTTGAAAGCATTACAATACATTGATATCAAAGCGAAGTCAAAGCATCAGGAAATTATCAGCTTGAAGTCAGGCATTTTGAGAGGGCAACAATTCGATAATATGCCAAAATCGAAGAGTGATAAAAATCAATCAGAAGAATTGAATATTCTGATTATTGATAAAACAGAACAGCTCTATCAAGAAATTCAAGTTTTATATAAAGAGCGTGATGAGTTGATTCAAGCAATCGAATCGCTAAACGATCCGGTAGAAAATATCGTGATGCGGTTATTTTACATCGATGGGATGACGTGGAACGAAGTCGAAGCTAAGCTAAAATATAGTAGAGGAGCTATTCAAAAAATCAGAAAGTCTGCTTTTGAGAATTTATCTAAAAAATGTGAACAAAGTGAACTAAAGTGAACTTTTAAAGTGATATTATGGTATTGTCAGTAAGTACGGTAAAGCGGACTGATGACTCCTTTAATGTTTAACGGTATCAGGGCGGTAAGCTGGTGATTTCCTCTTTGTATTATTTAGTTCAACCCCTGGTACCGTTATTTAGATTTTTAGTGTAGTGGTAACACAACAGACTCCAAATCTGTTATCGCGGGTTCGATTCCTGCAAAGTCTGTGAGAGGTCTTAAAAAGGTCACACATAGTGTGGCTTTTTGTTTTGTAGAAAACGGAGGTGATGGAAAATTGAACGAAAGACAAAGGCGATTTGCAGATGAGTACATCATCTCAGGCAATGCTTATCAATCAGCTTTAAAAGCAGGATATAGTGAGAAATATGCTAAAGCAAGATCTTCCGAATTGTTGGATAATGTCGGAATTTCTGATTACATTAAAAATCGAATGGAGGAGTTGCAAGATGAAAAAATCTTGACTCAAAAACAAATTCTTGTGATGTTGTCAGAAATCGCGTCGGGACAAGCGAAAGAAACAACAGTAGTCACGACAAAAGTAGCTGAGTTGATGACTGATCCCGTGACTGGTAAGTCTGTAAAAGTCTACAATGAAATCCCTCAACTTGTCGAATATCCTACAAAGAACAGCGATAGAAACAAAGCTCTTGAGTTGTTAGGTAAACGACATAAGATGTGGACAGACAAAGTAGAGGCTGACGTTTCTGGAACGGTGGTGTTTGCGAATGAGTCAGACATACCAGATTAAGCAGAAAGATATTGTCGTTGACCTACCTAAGACAGTTGGCGGTGGATACGGTCAGTTCTGGCGCTCAAGAAATCTCTATCGAGTCGTCAAGGGTTCCCGTGGTTCGAAAAAGTCCAAGACAACGGCTTTGAATTATGTTATCCGTCTTTTGAAATATCCCTGGGCTAACTTACTTGTTATTCGTAGATACTCGAATACGAACAAGCAATCGACTTACACGGATTTTAAGTGGGCTGCTAACCAACTAAAAGTCGCTCATAAATTCAAGTTCAACGAGTCGTTGCCTGAAATAACAGTTAAAGAGACAGGGCAGAAGATATTGTTCCGTGGGTTGGATGATGAACTCAAAATCACATCTATCACAGTGGATGTAGGAATTCTTTGTTGGGCATGGTTCGAGGAAGCGTATCAAATCGAGACTGAAGATAAGTTCAGTACAGTAGTTGAGTCTATCCGTGGTAGCCTAGATGTTCCTGATTTCTTTAAACAAATCACGGTCACGTTTAACCCGTGGAACGAGAGGCATTGGCTCAAACGTGTCTTCTTTGATGAAGAAACGAGACGAGCCGACACATTCGCTACTACAACTACTTATCGATGCAACGAGTGGCTGGATGAAGTCGATATCAAGCGTTATGAAGATTTATATCACACAAATCCAAGGCGTGCGAGAATTGTCTGCGACGGTGAATGGGGTGTTGCGGAAGGTTTAATCTACAACAACGTGACTGTCAAAGACTTTGACAAGGATGTTCTGTTGCAGAATCCCGCTAACAAGTTGTGCATCGGCCTTGACTTTGGTTTCACTCACGATCCAACCGCTTTGTGTTGCTCGCTCATAAACGATACGACGAAAGAAATACACATTTTTGATGAAGCGTATAAAGTCGGTCTGATAACTAAAGAGGTCGCTAAGATGATAAAAGATAAAGGTTATCATCGTTCGCAAATCATTGCAGATAGCGCAGAGTCGCGGTTGATTGAAGAACTCAGGTCAGAACATGGCATAACTCGAATTAAAGAGAGTAGGAAAGGGAAGGATAGTATTATGGCTGGCGTGTCCAAACTACAAGGATACGCTATTTATGTACATCCAAATTGTGAACATATCATGGATGAATTTTACAGTTATTGTTATCAACGAGATAAAGAAGGTAATTGGTTGAATAAGCCAGAAGATAAGAACAACCACTTAATGGATGCATTGCGATATAGCCTTCAATGTATTGAGGGTGGCAAAGCAACCGTTCGCAGACGTTCGCAATACGGCTTATAGAAAGGAATTAAATGTATCAGATTTTAACTTATCCACGAGATGGATATGACGAAAAAGCTTTGAGTAAGGAATTGATTTACAAGCTGATTCGCAAACATACGCAAGAACGCAGTCACTTGCAAAAATTGAAAAAATACTATTTAGGCGAGCATGCTATCTTAAATCACACGAGACGCAACGTGAACGCACCAAATTTTAAAACAGTAGCCAATCATGCTAAGGACATCGCAGACACGTCTACTGGCTATTTCATGGGCAATCCTATCAAGTATAACAACACTGCCGAGAGCGACCTTGAGCCATTGCTTGAGGCTTTTGATGGCGCAGAGATTGACCAAGTGGACGCTCAGAATGCGTTGAACATGGCTATCTATGGACGTGCTTATGAATACATCTACGCCAAAGAGGGACTGACCGAGCTTGATTCGACCAGTGTAGATCCTGAGAATGTGTTCATCGTTTACGATGATAGCATCGAACGCAAGGCGCTTTTTGCAGTCTACTACTACGAAATTAAAGATGATACGAAAGATGCGACTAAGTATCAAGCAGAAGTCTTTACTCAGAATTTGCACTATCACATCGTGTTGCGTGATTCGAGCATGGGAACAACGAAGAATGAGCAAGTAGAACCGCACAACCTCGGACAAATCCCAATCATTGAATACCGAAACAACCACTTTGCGATTGGCGACTACGAGCAACAGATTAGCTTGATTGACGCTTACAATTCGTTGATGGGCAATCGTGTAAATGACAAAGAACAAGCAGTCGAGTCTATCCTCGTATTGTACGGTGCGCAGTTAGCTGACAACCTGGAAGATGCTAGAGAGGCAATGAGTATCCTTGCTGAAGAGGGACTTTTGGAATTGCCAGCCGATGCCAAAGCTGATTTCTTGAAGAACGCCCTGGACGAGAATGCGACTGAAATCTTGCGCAAGGCTTTGAAAGAAGACATTTACACGTTCAGTCATGTGCCGAATTTGACAGATGAGAACTTCGCAGGCAATAGCTCGGGCGTAGCCATGGAATTCAAGCTACTGGGCCTTGAAATGATTACTAAGACGAAAGAAGCAAACTACAAGCGAGGTCTTAGACAGCGGATTGCTATCTTCGCTCACTATTTGGGTATGCAGCAGATTGCTCTTGAGGCACACTCAATCGTGCCACAGTTCAGTCGTGGATTACCTAAGAACTTGCTCGAATTGTCACAGATTATCAATAATCTTGAAGGTAAGGTCTCACTTCGTCAGCTTATTTCTCTCTTGCCATTCGTTGAAGATCCTGATGCTGAACTTGAAAGTCTTGAGGAAGAGAAAGAAAAGAATAAGGACCGTGTGCCATTCTTTAACCAGGCTAACACGAAGCCAGACGAAGAGGTAGCAGATGAAGAACAAGGACTACTGGACCAAGAGGAAGGCTAATCTCATCTATGAGCAGATGGATAAGGCTGAGAGGCAAGCTGACAAGTTTGACGAGATTTACAAGCAATCTAAAGCCTATTTGGACAAGCAAATCAACAAAGTCTTTGATAAATTCCAACGTGATTATGGTCTGAGCGAGCGTGATGCTCGTCAGGTCTTGAAGAACATGAAGGATCAAAAGGACCTGAACGAACTTCGTAAGGTTCTTGAAGCTCGACCAAATGACCCAAATATTCAACGATTGCTTGCTGATTTAGACAGTCCAGCTTATGCTTATCGCATGAAACGTTTAGAGCGTTTAAACGACGATTTAGACCGTATCCGTGAGTCTATCTATCATTCTGAGAAGTCAGGCTCAGATGCCTTTTATAGCGACCTTATGAAAGATAGCTATTACAAGGCTACTTTTGACCTACAACAGCAAACGGGACTAGCTTATAGTTTCTCTAATCTCCCTGAAACTGAAATCAAGCGTCTAAAGGCTCTTAAATGGACAGGAGACGCTTATTCGGATAGGATATGGGAAAACACCGGGGCGCTCGCTTCAAACGTGAAAGACGAGCTCTTGGTAAGTCTCATGACTGGCCGAAGCGTAAGAGATACATCTCAAGCAATCGCAGAACGATTCGGAGTAGGTCAAAACAACTCTAGGCGTTTAATTCGTACTGAGTCAGCATTTTTTCATAATCAAATGGAACTGCTCAGCTATGAAGATGCTGAAATCACCAAGTACAAATTTGTGGCAGTATTGGACAAGCGTACGTCACACATCTGTCAAGAACATGACAACAAGGTCTACGATACGGACAAGGCCGTTCATGGAGTGAACTATCCGCCATTGCATCCATGGTGCAGGTCTACGACTATTGCGCACGACGAAGATGCAGATTACAGTAAATTAGAACGCAGGGCAAGAAATCCCGAAACGAATAAAGTCGAGTATGTGCCTGCTGATATGAGTTATAAAGAGTGGTATGATAAATACGTTGAGAAACCACGAGAACGTGAGTTAAGCGGGGGTCAATTTGGAGCAGACCTTGACTATGTCCGAAGTGATGAATTTGTTGACAAACTAAAAAAACATCCAAAGACCTCACATTTATCCGAATCTATCGCAAGAGTTTCAAGGCAGATGTTGCAGCACAGAAATGGAACACCGTTTGAAGACTACTATTTGATCGATGCAGAGACGGGAAGAATTGTTGCATTAAGCAATAAAGCTAGAAAAACAAAAGGTGTAGTTTATAACAACCAAGTCAGAAAGGCTTTTAAAGAAAAATCTGAACAAAGTCTTGTTTCGATTCACAATCATCCATCCGGTTATCCTCCTTCGCTCAGTGACTTTGCTTCCTTACAGCAACGTAGCAAAAATAACACTGTAAAATATGGTTTGACCATAGGACACGACGGAAGTGTTTATTGGTATTCAAGACCTAACAAACGTATTCCGCGTAGTGCACAGGAAAAATATGTCAATCAAATTGATAAATTCAAGAAATTGGGATATAATGAAAGTGCGGCACAGGAGAAAACGCTTGAAATATTTTCTGAAGTGTTTGAATTTGATTTTGGAAGGATTGAATGATATGGCAAAACAAGATATTTACACTTGGCCAGAAGGCGAAGATGACAACATTGATTTCAATGCTGTCCATGAAAAAAACAAGAACAAAACTGTTGAGGATTTGGACCAGGAATGGGCAGAATATCTCAAAACATTAAAACTAGAATCAATTTAATTAAGCGCCTAGAGAAATCTAAGTGCTTTTTTCGTGCTCGGAAAGGATTGAAAATGGATACAGCAAAAATTGGGATAACTAACGTAGAATTTTTAGGATCAGGCGGAATTGAATCAGCGACAGTGAAATTGGAGTTAAATATTCGTGGAACAAATGCATTCACTGCGATTGAGTTGCTACCTAAAATATTAACCGACATTTCTTCATTATCGTATGAAGTTGTTTGATTATAGCTCAGAAAGGAGTAAAGATATGTTCATTTGGGAATGGGTATCAATCGCTTTTGGATGGTTGGTATTCTTTTGGTTATTCGTTTTAATTGCAGGAACTATTCTTGCGATTTTAACAGGTTTCAAAAACAGAAAGTAGGTGATCCAACATCTTGACTAGCAGGAATAGACTGCTATAAACTACTATAAATTGCTATAAACCGCCTCGAATTCGATGCGGTTTTTCTTATGCTTGAAAGGAATAAAGATATGGAAGATTGGAAAGTAAGATTTAAAAAAGAATACTCTGAATTGAGAGAACGATTCAAAAAGTTGGATATGATGATTGGCAAATACGAGAAAGGACAGTTAGAGTTTGAACCTAAATGCCCTATTGATTTGTTAAAACGTCAGCGTTCAGTTATGTGGGATTATCTTTCTACTCTAGAGCAACGTGCGAAAATTGAAGAAATTAAACTATAAAACCTAACCGTATGGAATCCCGTACGGTTTTAATATTGTCCGAGCATTGATGACAAAAAAAGCCATGGAATTATACAGTCGGGGACGACTTTAAAAATAGGAGGTTCGCAATGAACGAAGAAACACAAACAGTCGAAACGGTTGAAGAACAAAAGGTACCTGCAGAACCTACACCACAACCGCAAGACGAGAAGAAGTACACAGATGCAGACGTCGATGCTATCATCGATAAGAAATTTGCTAAGTGGAAATCAGAGCAAGAAGCAAAGGAAAACGAAGCTAAGAAGCTTGCTAAGATGAACGCTGATGAAAAGAAAGACTATCAGCTAAAACAACTAGAGCAAGAACTAGCTGACCGTGAAAAGGCTATTGCTCGCAAGGAATTGACCGCAGAAGCTAAAGCGATGTTAAGTGAACGTGGCTTACCAGTTGAATTAGTGGGCGTGGTTGATTTGTCAAACGCTGAAGCCGTGACTGAATCAGTCGCGAGCATTCAGAAAACGTGGGAGGATGCAGTACAGAAAGGTGTATCCGACCGTATGAAGGGTAGCGCACCTATTAAGACTGCGCCAGCAAATCAGCAAGAAGTTGTAGAAAAATGGAAAAAAGACTTTTTGCGCTAAAAATATAAAAAATGAGGTAAAAAATAAATGGCATTTGAAGCATTGAACACAGCAGAATCACGCAAGAAACATCTTGGAATTATCGAGGATGTTCTTGCGGTAAATTCATACGCAACACCGCTCTTGACACCAAATGAAGCGGTAACTCTAAACGGTCGCTCTTTCACAGTTGCGACAGGTAACACAACCGATCTTAAGGACTACAAACGTAACAAAGACAATGAATTCGACCACGTTGAAGTTGAAGAGAAGGTCTACACTCTTGAAGAAGAGAAATACTGGGGCCGTTTCGTTGACCAATTGGATGAGCGTGACTCAAACGGTCAAGTAAATATTGAATACGTGATTGCTCGTCAAGCTGCTGAAGTGGTCGCTCCATACCTTGACAAACTTCGTTTTGATGCAGCGCTCGGAAACGTAAGTGATAATGTGGTTATGGGCAAAACAGCAGGCGCAAACAACGCATATAATGCGGTTCTTGATGTTTCTGAGAAATTGGACGATCTAGACATTGTCAAAGAACGGTTGCTCTTTGTCACTCCAAGTTTCTACAAAGCTATCAAATCTGAAATCGTACGCTTGCCGCAAGGTGACGCAGACAAGAAAGTCCTTGGCAAAGGTTATGTTGGTGAATTGGACGACTACACGGTCTACAAAGTACCTTCAAGATTCTTACCAGGCGTAAATGCCCTTGCTACTGCTCCTGGCGTTGTGACATCGCCAATTCAAATTGACAATACTAAGTACAATGACAATGTACCTGGTCGTTTTGGTGAATTGGTAGAACAATTGCTCTACACTGGAGCTTATGTGCTTGAACACTTCCAAAAATACATCATCACAATTGCAGATTCTAAGCCCGCTGCTAAAAAATCAGCCCAAGGCAAGACAGTAAACCGTGCTAAAGCGTGGAAGACTGGAACAGCCTACAAAGAAGGCGACACAGTAACGCATGAAGACAAAGTCTATGTTGCTATTAAAGACATCACCAGCTCAACCGACGCACCAGACTCTGACTCAGCTAACTGGAAAGTCAAGAAATAAGGTCTGACCTATGAAAGTCAGAGTTAAACAAGCTTTCAATGACTGGAAAGCGAAAGTGAGACGACAAGAGAGCGATGTCTTTGAGATGACAGACGAGCGATTCAACGAATTGTCGCACAATCTCAAGAGTGAGTTCTCTGTCGATATCGCAGATGTTGTCGAAATCATTGACGTAACCGAAACCCAAGGAGACTAGACGACTCCTTACGATTAGGAGGTCTTATGAAACTTGAAAAACTAAAATCATTGACGGGCGAGAGCGAAGAAACAATCCTCTCGTCTTTGCTTTTAAGGGCGGAAAATATCATTTTATCTGAAACAAACCGAGAAAAGCTGACTCCAGCGCTCGACAGGTTACTACCTGAACTTGTAATCGAGCTCTACAACCGCTCAGGAAGCGAAGGAGAGCAATCTAGGAGTGAAGGTGGCATCTCTGTTACTTATGCAGAGTCAGGCTTGTCTACGGGCCTTTTACAGCGTATTCGGATGCATCGGTTAGCGAGGGTGGCAGGTCATGTTTTTGAAAAAGAGTAGACTGAAGCCTTACAACCTCAAACGGTTCAAGAAGACCGTAACAAACGAGGGAGTCGCTAAAGAAGGATATGCGGACGAGGTCGAAGAAGTGCGACTTGAGTTGTGGCCAGCGACTAGCAAGCTACAATCTGAGATTTACGGTGAACGTGTCAACGATATCTTGAATGCAAATGCGAGCAAAGATACGGATATCAACGTGAAAGACGGTGTCTGTATCGATATCAAGTCAGAGGTCACGCATCGGATTATCTCGAAGAAAGTGTACAGTCATCATCAAGTATTGGAGCTAGAACGTGTCAGGTTTAATCGGAGCAGATAGCTTAATCGCTAAGTGTCGTAAGCTTTACGGTGCAAAGAGCAACGAGATAGTAGGACAAGCGGTCTTGCATGCTGCTAAAACAGTCGTACAAGCCGAGGCTAAACTCAGAGCACCAGCGAACGAGGGTGAGTTGAGTAATAGCATCAGAGTTCGTCTAAAAATGAACGGCAACAAGATATCGAGCGAAGTCTTTACAAACTCAGACCATGGCGCCTACGTCGAACTTGGTACAGGTCCAAAAGGGCAAGAAAACCACTCAGGCATATCACCAGAAGTAAGCGTATCTTATCGGTCTAGTCCTTGGTACGTGCATGAAGACCAAATCAATGTCGGACCTTACCACTTTGCGAAAAGAGGGGAGTTTTACAAGATGTATGGTCAGCCTGCGCAGCCTTACTTGTATCCTGCTTTGAAAGATAACCACGACCGTGTATCAAGTAACATCTCAAAATACGTTAGTAGAAAGATAAGAGAACAGATAAAATGATTAATATTAAGCCTGTAATTTACAAAGAATTGCAAAAGGTCGCAGATAATGTGACCGATACTTATCCAAGCGACTGGGAGAATGTTCCAGTCGTCATTTTTTTGGAAGAACAAAATAAACCGGGTGAATGGTTCGACGACCAAGAGAAGAAGTCGCATATCCGTTATAAGGTGGATATCTTCGACAAAGATAGCACAAGCGATTTAGCGGTCAAAATCAACGAAATCTTCGCATCTTTAGGATTGCGAAGAACAGATTGCCAGGACGTGCCTGATCCATCGCATTTGCGTCACAAGTTGATGCGCTTCGAAGGAATCGTTGACCTTAATTCACAATTGGTTTATCAATATAGAATGGAGAATTAATACATGTTAGCAAACGGAATTAAGCTTGCTTTTAGTAAAACTAAAGGCGATTATCAAAATCTTGTAGGTTTGAAAGAAGTCCCTGAATTTGGTATTGAACCTGAAAAAGTCGAGAATACAACTCTTGCAGACAAGGTTAAGAAATACGAATTTGGTATTGGTGATGCTGGGGAACTTGAGTACAAATTCGCTTATGACAACACAACTGCCACTTCACCTTACCGTGTCTTGCGTAATGCTGCAGACAACAAGGAGAAACTCTACTTTGAACAAACCTACCCAGACAATACCAAGGTTACTTTTGAAGGTCAAGCGTCCGTTAAATTGGGTGGCGGCGGAGTGAACTCCGTTATCGAATTCACGCTCAAGATTGCCTTGCAGTCTGAATTGGCATTCGTTGATGGAATTGGAGGTTGATAGATGGCTCTACCATACGCAACTTGGCAAGTCAGTGAGGATAAGGAGTTGAAGCTCCGCCTCACGTCTTTACAAGCGACAAAAGTAGAAGAAAAAATCGGAGCAAATTTGCTCAAGGTCTTCATGCCAGCTGAGGGAGAGGCTTTTGCTTTGCCTCCTCTAAAAGTCATGTTGTTATTGACCCATGGATCGCTTCAAAAGTTCGAGCATGGAATCTCATTTGAAGATGTGTCTGACCTTTACGATGACTACGTTGATAATGGCGGAGACCAGGCTGCATTCATGGCAGACGTCATCTTGCCGATGCTTCAAGTTTCGGGTTTTATGCCACGGGAGAAGGAAGGCAAGAAAACTCCCAAGAAATCCAAAGCCAAAATGGAAGTAGTCGACTAGAAGAGATTACTGTCCATTCAGTAAAAGAAATGGTCGAGAGGTTATACCCAATGTTTTTAGACATCGGGGGCAAGCCTCTCGATTTTTGGGATTTAACGGTACTTGAAATCAGAGAAATGATTGAAAGCTATAATCGTGTCACAATTCAAAAACAGAAAGAAAAAATCATAGAATCTTACAGACTTTCGCAGATGATAGCAAATAATGTATCTTTGTTGCTTTCAAAAGATGCCAAACCGCTTGAAGTATGGGATTATGCTCCTGAGCTTTTTGAAAAAGAAAAAGAGCAGGTCGAACAAACAAGATTGGCTCAAGAATTGAGATTGCATAAGGAACGCATGCGCATGTTCGCTGAAAGTCACAATCGAAAATTGAAAATGAAAGGAGAATAGATGGGAGTTACTCTTGACGAGCTAAAGGTTATGATTGATGCTGAAATCGCACCTTTCAAAAGCAAGATGAAAGAAGTCGAGAACAAGGTCAAAGATGCATCTAACAAAGTACAATCATCAACCGACAAAATCAAGGCGCAGTCTGGCTCAATGCTGGGTGTGTTTGGTAAGCTAGCCAAATTTGCAGGCTTTGCCTATCTTGGCAAGAAAATGCTTGATGTCGGCATGTACTCAACACAGATGGCTCTTGAAGTCACGGCATCGATTAACCAAATCAAGCGTCAAATGGGCGAGAGCTCACAGACATTCTTAAAATGGGTCAACGATAACGCGAACGCTATGAACATGGGTGTTGGTGAGGCGACAAAATACGGGGCGGTGTATTCAAACCTATTTTCTGGCTTTATCAAAGACTCGAACAAGCTTAGCGCCTACACTGCTAAGATGCTTCAGACATCGGCAGTTGTAGCTGAAGGTTCAGGTCGTAGCATTACAGACGTTATGGAGCGTATTCGCTCTGGGTTGCTTGGAAATACCGAAGCGATTGAAGATTTAGGAATCAACGTCAATGTGGCCATGATTCAATCGACTGAAGCGTTCAAGCGTTTTGCAAATGGCCAAAGCTGGGATCAGCTCGACTATCAAACCCAGCAACAAATCCGACTTATGGCAATTTTGGAGCAGGCAACCGCTAAATACGGAGATACACTATCAAGCTCTGTAAACGGTAGCATCAGCTTATTCAAGTCATTGTTGAAAGACTCAGCTCTTAACATCGGTAACGCCTTCTTGCCGATTATCAACGCTATCATGCCAGTCTTGAACTCATTCGCTATGGTCTTGAAGAATGTGACTGCCAAACTCGCTGAGTTTATCGCGTTGATGTTCAATAAGAAAGCCACTGTAAAAGACGGCGTAGCTGGCGCAGTCGGTGACATGAACGGAGCATTACAAGATGCAGCAGGTGGCGCAGGCGACCTCGCAGATGCCATGGGTGATGCTGATGATGCTTCAGGAGGTCTAGCTGATAACCTTGGAGATTCTGCCAAAAATGCCAAGAAAGCAGTCAAAGAACTGCTCGGGTTAGCCGGTTTCGATGAAATCACGCTTTTAAACAAGAAAGACGACACAGACGACGGAGGCTCTGGTGGTTCTGGTGGGGGCGGAGGCAAAGGCAAAGGTAAGAAAGGAAAAGGCGGTAGCGGACCTTTCAAGGATATCTTGCCGGAAGTAGCCTTGACTGACATGAATAGCCAGTTTAAGAGTATTTTTGATGGTCTTGGAGACAAGTTGAAAGGCCTATCTGACCTATTTAGCAAAGGTTTTTCTGCAGCATTCAGAGCTGAAGGTCTCGAACGTATCACAAATGCCCTTGGTCGAATCCGAAAGACCATGGAAGAAATCGCTACTGACCCACGAGTAGTCAATGCTTTTAACGTCATGACTGAGAAGATAGCATACTCACTAGGGCAGATTACAGGCTCTCTAGCAACAGTTGGAGTCGGTATCGGTGTTTTCCTTGCTGAAAGTATAGCGAATGGTCTAGAACGTCAAAAAGAGCGTATTATCCGTTCGCTGGTAGCTCAGTTTGAGAATACGGGCAATATGTTTGCTTCGGCAGGAAACATCGCTCAGGCGTTCGCAGACGGCTTCTATGACGTAATCACATCCGATGGAGCCATTCGTATTGGAAGTTCAATTGTGTCTGCCATTCTAGCGATTCAATCTAGCATTGTAGAGATTGGCTTCAAACTCGGCGGCGACCTCATGCAAGGAATCGAGCGAATTGTTACGGATAACATGCCTGGTATCGCCGATTCGCTGTCCAATGCGTTGTCTGCCATTGCACCTGTTTTCGAAAGTGCAGAACAAGCAATCAATGATATGTCTGACTCAATCAGTCGTGTGTACGACAATTATATTCGACCAACGATTGAATCATCAACGAAAGCTATATCAAGTATTATCAGTTTGTTTGTAAAAGGTTGGAACGAGAACATACAACCTGTTATTGAAAAACTTGGCCAAGGATTTTCAGACACAATTGACAAGCATATTTTGCCATTTATTCAAAAGATTTTGGATATGGTCGCGAGCTTCCAAGAGATGTCACAAGTCATTAACGCTTATGTAGGTCCTGTAATTGGTTTTATCGTTGAGCAATTAACGAGAGTTCTAGCTCCAACTCTTGAATATATCGGAGAAGTCTTCCGTGTATTATTCAACACAGTTGCTGATATATTCGGAGGCATAGCGGACTTTCTTAAGGGCGTATTTGATATTATCACTGGTATTCTTACGGGTGATATGAGTAAGATTTCCGATGGTTTCACTGAAACGGGTGACGCTATCATGAATATCTTATCAGCACTTCTCACAGCTTTGTTAGATTTAACAGTAGCAGTTTTGAAAGTTATCTGGGATACGATTGTAGCAATCTTCCAAGCAATTTGGGATGGTATCGTGGCTATCTTCACACCGATTGGCGAATGGTTTGCAGAGCGTTGGAACGATATCACAACTGTTTTAGCTGACGTAGCTAAGTGGTTTGGGGATATGTTCCAGAAAGCGTGGAATGCGCTAACGAATGTATTCTCATCAATCGGCACTTGGTTTGGTGAGCGCTGGAATGACGTGACGACTGCGCTTGCTAACGTTGCTACGTGGTTTGGGAACATCTTCAAGACTGCATTTGAAGCGGTCAAGAACGCATTCAGTACGATTGGCAGCTTCTTCAGCGGTGTTTGGACCACGGTCAAGAACATCTTCGTTAATGCTGGTCAAATGGTCGGAAATGCAGTAGGTGGAGCCTTCAAGAGCGCAGTTAATGCTGTTCTTGGCACGATTGAAAATGTGGTGAATGGCTTCATCGGAATGATTAACGGAGTTATTGATTTAATTAACAAAATCCCTGGCGTATCTCTCGGCGGTATCGGCTATGTAAGTCTACCTCGATTAGCTCGTGGTGGTATCGTCGATAGTCCGACCGTGGCCATGATTGGTGAAGCTGGTAAAGAGGTCGTTATGCCCCTTGAAAATACTGGATTCTTGCAGACTATGGGGCGCATCGTAGGTGGTGCGGTAGTCAATGCCTTGGGCGGTGGTTTACCACAATCTGGAGGTTTCAACGGTAGCGGTGACATCGTTATTCAAATCGGTGGACACGAGTTCGGTCGTGTAGCCATCCAAGAAATCAATCGAGAACAAGAACGTGCAGGACAAGTCTTGCTTAACATTTAAAGGGAGGTAAAATGGCACGTTTAATTATCAATGGGCTGGCTATTAAGCCTCCCAAATCTTTTCAAGTCGGTATCCAGGATATTGACGGAGACACCGGTCGTAATGCTAACGGAGACATGGTTCGTGATCGTATTACGACAAAGCGAAAATTAGATTGCGAATGGGGCATGCTGACTCAGGATGAAATGAGTCAGCTTTTAAATGCCGTATCATCTGAATTTTTCACGGTATCTTATCCAGATCCAATGGTTGGTCAAACCACAAAGACTTTTTACGTTGGGGACAGAACGGCTCCAAGTTATTCGTTTACAAACGAGCTCAAGCCATGGTCAGGCGCTAAATTTAATCTGATAGAAAGGTAGGGGGAAGAACATGGATATATTCAGACGTAGGAAATTTGATGAAGCAATGTTTGCTAGGAACCGCACCCTTGCTATCAGAGTGGGACAGTATCAATCAAGTGATATCAAAGAAGCTAGTTTTGATTATGGCTATATCAAGGGTGATGCTTACAAGCCCGGCGGAACATGCGCAGGCAGCGCTAAAATCATCTTCTCGAGCATCATTACCACTTTCAATAAGCTAGATAAGGTTTATCCTGAAATCGGTCTTTTGGTAGATGGAACCTACGAATGGGTCAAAATGGGTGAATACTTCATCAATGATATTGAGATTGACCGCAATCGTAAAACGACCAAGCTTGACCTTATGGACGGGATGTTTAAGTTCAATCGTGAACATATCACATCTTTGACCTATCCTGCCGAAATTAGACAAGTCATCAAAGAGATTTGTCTGAAAACGGGAGTCGAACTGGCAAACGAGAACATGGATTTAACATCCATGAATTACCAAATTGAGAAAATTCCCCCTGAGAAAAAAATGACATTCAGAGATGTGTTGAGTATAGCCACTCAAATGCTCGGAATGTCTTGTTTTTTTAATCGAGAAGGCAAACTCGAAATTAAGGAATTGACTGACTCAGGTATCACGATTACAGCGGATAGCTATTTCATGCACGGTTTGACTAAGAGTGAGGTCCAATATCAAATTGCAGGGATAACCTGCAAGAAAGACAAAGAGACACTCACAGTTGGTCTACGGACTGGGCGCTCGCTAGAACTGGAAAATCGGTTCATGTATCAAGCGATTTTAGATAATCTGTATCAAAGAATCAAAGATATTCGCTATTATCCGTATAGCTTGAATTACCAGGGACACCTCTTACTTAATGTGGGCGAATGGGTGACTATTAAGACAAATACGGGTGAGAGCTTCAAATCTCCAGTATTAAGCCAGTCATTCACATTCAAAGGTGGGCTGCGTGGTCGTATCAGCGCAGATAGTAAAGCTGGGAATGATGCGCAGTATTCGTACGCAGGAACACTCACAAGAAAAATTGAGCAATTCAATGAATTTGAGAAGCAGCTTCAAAACCAATTTGAAGAGGCGGACAGAGGACATGACCAAAAGGTCGAAAAGCTCAAGAGTGACTTCGATGAGCAAATCAAGCTGGCCAAAGCAAAAGCAGAAGAGGTCAAGCAAAGTCTGACAGAGACCATTGACCAGCGTTTCAGAGATTTTGACAGCGCAGGTCTGCGTGAAGCTCGACAAAAAGCAGATGAAGCCTTGACGAAAGCGGGAGCTAGCAACTCACTTGCTGAAGAAGCCAAACGCATCAGTGAGCAAGCGAAAGACGGGATTGAGAAGGCTAAAGAGTCGTTCAATGACTTATTTAAGGCAGAATCAGCTTTTACAAACAGCCTGGATGAAAAATTCAAGAAGTTCAGACTTGACCACGCCGAGTTTCGTAGAACAACGAAAGAAGACATCAAGGGTCTGACAGAGTCGTTCACAAAGCTAGGCTCTGATACGAAGAGCGATATTTTAGCGACCAGGACCGAATTTCAAAAGACCGCAGAGGGCCTTACACAGCGATTTGAGAGTATTACATCTCAACTGGATAATAAGGCTAACTTGCTTGATTTTCAGCGTGTGCAAGAGACTAGCAAACTATATGAGCGCATTATCGGCAGTAGCGAGTCTGATATTGCTGAGAAAGTCGCTCGAATGACTCTAACTAATCGTCTATTTCAAGTCGAAGTTGGCAAATATTCGGCTGTTGGTGGTCCGAACATGCTCCGAAATTCGAGGGCAGATGACGGTCTGAAATACTGGTCTGAAGCGAATGGTCGGTTAGGCTTCACGTCTCACTCGTTCTATTTTAACGGCCAAAAGCGTATGTTTGAATTGAGACCAGGCGCAGTCGTTAAAAGTCCACGGTTCATTATCAAGCGAAATACTGATTATACTCTAAATATTTTGGCATTCGATAATAACTCAAAATATTTCAGGGTTTATTTCTGCAAGCGCGTAAAAGGCTCTGTTTCGGATTATCAAGAGAAAACACTGATTTTCAACGGTCAGCCTCGGTGGGTTGACGGAGCAGTATTCGATAATGGTAGCACAGTCAAAAAATCCGTTACATTTAATGTGAATAATTTTGACGAGGGCTATCTTCAATTTGAATATGACCGCAACAATCCTAACAAGTGGGGCGGTCTGTTCATGACAGAGCTTGATTTTTATGAAGGTACTACTGACCGTAAATGGCAGCCTGCTCCCGAAGATGCGACTCTTGAGACAGACAAGACGCTTGAAGCTACTCAAACAAAAATGACTCAGCTTGCTGGCTCATGGGCAGTTCAGAACATCAATAACGCAGGCGATTTGGTTTCAGGTCTCAATCTTGGAGCCAATGGTCACAATCGACTTGATGGGAAATTGACCCATATCACTGGCGAAACCTTGATTGATAATGCAGTCATTAAATCTGCTATGGTTGATAAGCTGAAAACGGCCAATTTTGAAGCTGGTTCGGTGACTACTGTAGTTTTAGATGCAGAATCCGTAACAGCCGATAAATTGAGGGTTGACCAAGCACTCTTTAACAAACTGTTAGCTAATGAAGCGTACTTGAATCAGTTATTTTCAAAGCAAGCATTCATCAATCGTGTGCAGAGCGTAAGTATTGATGCAAGCCAAATCAGAGCTGGAGTTCTGATGGGCGCAAGTATTACCTCGCTTGATGATTCAATGCGAATCGACACGAATAAAAAAGAATTTTACTTGAACAACAATACATTGTTTACATTTTTCGACCAAAAAGAAGGAATGCATTCTTTTATTGGAACTGGTAGTCGAGCAGTTAACGGTAGTGGTTCTGGAATTTTGATTGGAACAGGTTTAGACAGTGGATCCACGAGTCAACTTAGAAATAACACTAGCAATCGTGATTTGTGGTCGGCGAGAGATGGAATGAGTAGTAGTCTTTTGATTGGGTCAAAGAAAAACGGAAACGGGCAAGCGTGGATTACAACGAATGGAGGTATTTATCTTTCAGCAAGCAAAAGAAAGAACGAAACAGGGGCGGAATTACGACTCGGAGATTTTTTAGGACGTCAGTTCGAAAATAAAGCAGTTCTAACTGCTGATGATGTACTCATCAACTCTAGTAATTCTAGGATTTATTCAAGCGGAAAAATGGAAATTACTGGAGGAACTGGTTCGAGGCTGAAAACTAGTACTGTAACAACGGATAACTTGTATCTCAAAAATAAGGATTTAGTCGCTTATTTCAACAATTTAGCTGATTTTGTTGTAAGAATCGCTCAAAATGCAGGATGGTCAAATGTAGGAAATTACAAAATTTAAAAAAGGATGATAAGATGAACTCAACAGAAGAAAAAATTATAAGCGAATTATCGTTTCAAATCGCACAATTTAATTTCGAGAAAACGAAAGCTAAAGTCTTGTATGATGAGGCGATACAAGAGCTAGAATTTTTGAAATCAATTTTAGACTCAGATGAAAAACTCAAAGCGAAATTTGAAGAAGTGAAAGGAAAAATGACAAATGGCAATCAATAACTATGAATTGGCAGGCAAGCCTTACACACGAGGTCTTGGCGACAATCTCAAGACAGTAGTTGAAATCCGTCTATCAGAAGGAAATCGTTACAGCACGAACATGCGCGAACTCGCAGGAGACCGCACGAATGAGCAAGAAGATGTCTTGATTCAAGCGGTGTTGGATATCATCAAGGCGGAATTAGATCCAGGCTCAGCCATCGTGAAGGCACAAGCTAAACTTGAAGAGGCTGAGCATAAAATCGCTGAGAATGCAACTAAGCAAAATGCACTCTCTGAACTCGTTAAGCAGACTCAAGAGAACGCTCGTTTGAATGGTAAATTGCTTCATATCATGGTCTTGAACTCGGTCATGAGCAAGAATATTGCTTATGGGACGATTTACAAAGAGTTAGTTGAACTCGTTCCACTTGCTGAGGTCGGAAAGACCTACTTACCACATGACCTAATTACCATTGAAGATCCTGAACACGTAGAGGTCAATGGCGAAGGCAAGCGTATCTTGGTGCAGCTCAACAAAGAATTCACATATAACGACGAACCTGTCAGCGCATTTGTGACGAACGGTACCCTGGAGCAAAACGGAACGGGTGTCGCTTGGAAATTTGAAGGGAAAGAATAGGGGTGCTTATGCCAGGATATGAACGACTAATCTTGCAAATCTTTCTCTCTCTAATTCCTGTTATCGGTCTTTATTTTTCGATGAAAGATAAAGCAACGAAGCAGGAGAATCGTCTCACGATTTTGGAGAAAGACATCGAGAATTTGCATGAATTCAAGACATCGGCCAATAAAAGGCTCGATAACCACGACGAACAGAATAAGGCTATCTTGGTCCTGGCCGAGCAGGTAAAATCGCTTGGTGAGGATGTAAGAGAACTTAAAAGCTTGATTCAAAACAAACAACAATAAAAAGGAGAAATAAAATGATTAACTGGAAATTGCGATTGCAAAACAAAACAACACTCATTGCTCTTCTTGGAGCAATCTTTCTTATGGCCCAACAATTCGGCCTTGAAATCCCCAAAAATATCCAGGACGGTGTGAACACATTCGTTTACATTCTTGTCTTGATTGGTGTTATCAATGACCCAACAACCTCAGGGATCTCTGATAGCAAACGTGCTCTTGAATACTACGAACCAAGCGAGGACTAATCATGGATATTGATACAAGTAGACTAA